CTGGTATTCCTCAACAGAAAATAGATCCAACATTTATAGCTTCGGTTTTTACTGGAGTTTTAGCTAGCTTCGGAATTCAGACTGCATCTAAGAAGGGTGATGGTACTATGAAGATGAATGGTAATGGTAACGGTAATGGAGTTGGTAAGAACGGTGGTCCTACACAGACTATTGTTATAGAACAGGCACCATTAAAAATTATTGCTGAGTCACCTAAGGACGCAGATAAGAAATACACATTATAAACTTGAGGTTATTATGGAAAAGATTAATTGGACAAAATGGATTGCTGTGGGAGCAGGTGCTGTTCTAGGTGTCTCACATATAGGTATGATAGGTCTGCTTGCTACTCGACAAGAGAGCAAGTTTCCTACTCTTCCTACAGGAGACTATACTTCTTATCAGATACAGTCAGGTGCTGAAGGATATACGATCAATTACAGAGCGAATGATCCTTTGCGTTTGACAACCATTAAAGACATCAAGAAGAAGGGTGGTTTCTTAGGACTAGCAAACAATACCACAAAAGTCCGAGAAGAATATGTAATGGATGGGGCTAAGCATCAAGGCGGTCCTGTATCTAACCATAGATCTTGGCAAGATCCTTCTACTATGAGAGAGTCATCATCAGGGGGAAACATCAGTGACAAAACTGTGGAATGTATAGAAGCAGTCGGTGGTGGTAAACAAACAGGAAGACTTGTAGGTACTAGTGTTGGTGCTGCTGCTGCTCCTGCTGTAAGTGGTATACCATTCGTAGGATGGTTAGCTGCTGGTTGGGTGGCAATGTTTGGTGGCAATCAAGGTGCTGACATAGGTGGTAACATGGCAGAGGAAATGAGCAGGGATTGTTAATACATACTATTGTATGCTACAATACCGACAGTGGATTATAATGATGTTATACCATATCATGAGCTCCTACTAACAAACGAAAAACTGGAAAGTATGATTCACATATACCAGAACGAAATCGAAATACAAGTCAAGACTATTGACGAACTAAAAGAGGAAGTAAAATTCCTCAGGAAGCAACTGGAGTATAAGACTCTCGGACCTCCTATACACTCACAAGATTACGAAGAGGATTGATCATGGACAAAATTTTTAAAGCGATGACTGTAGTATCTTTTGCTACTAGTGCACTCGTTGTTGGAGTCGCAGGCTACACTTACTTTAATCGTGGTGCGATTGTAGACTCAGTTAAGGCAAGGGTTGCTGATGAACTGAGTAAGGTATTGCCAGGTGCAGTTAAGGAATCATTACCTGCAGTACCATCAGTACCTACACAAACAGGACCAGCAGTATTTCCTAAGTAATGTCAGACCCTATCAAAGATATATTTGTTAGGGTACAGAACATAAAACAGGTTCCTGGAGCAAATGTACCCGATGTCGAAGTTGATATCCCTAATATTATAATTAGGGGTACCTCTCGTGGTGGACAGGTACAGATATATGATGCTAAACCACCTCTGGTTAACTCTATAACAGTCCCAGTCACACAAAACCTAGGTAATCCAGTTGTGGATATGCCTGGTTGTGTAGAGGCACACAAGGACAATAAAGGTAAGAATGAGAACCTAGTGGATGATGATCCTAAGGGTGTTCAGATCTTTTGTGACGCAGGTACTCCATCATTCACTCCTATAGATTACAATAAAGGTGATCTAAAGATGGAGTCGGAACCATATAAACCTGACTTTAAGTTAGGACCACCTCCACCAGTACCAGAAACACCTGGTATACCAGAGACACCTTGTGTCAGACCTAAGATCAGGGATCCTATTACTCAGCAATGTGTAGATCCACCTGAACCTAACCCTGAACCTGTAATAGAGCAACCACCACCACCTTTTGTTGTTAGTGAGTATGTTCCTGAACTTTCTGTAGTCACAACCACAGCAGCAATTGCAACCACAGCAGCAGCGTCAGCGATTCTAGCAAAACCACTTGCTGATTTCTTAATGAAGGTCTTTAAACCTGCTGCTAAGAAGGCAGTCGCTAAGGTTCAGTCTCTGCTAGGTAAGACCCCTGTCAAACCCAGTAGGAGTGAGATTATTGCTGATGAGTACAGGAAGAAGAAGGGTTTGTTACCTCTAAAAAAGAAGGGTAAGAAGAAGTAACTAGGCATAAATATTTGTTAAGACCAGGACATTTCTATTATAAATAATGGTAGTCACCGAAAGGTACACGACGGAGAACCAAGATGCACTGAAACCTCATATATCATGCGGTTTAACATAGTAGAGGAGGCACATGCATAACAAACTCTCACATAATCAATTAGCAAGTTGGAATCATGTTGAGAACACACCCCTGTATACACCTACAGACGACCTTATAGACGACTACTTCGAATGCCTAATAGATTGCGAGACAGACAACCTCAGTTGTAGGACCATATGTACAGATCTCCTAAGGTAAAGTAAAATTTAAAAAGAAAGAGACCCCCTAAGGGGTCTTTTTTATTTGTCTTTTTTCTCTAGTATGAAATTCTCTCTTGGTCCTAGGTTCTCCCGTTTGATTAGGGTAGCGTTCCCGTCAGCATCATATTCGAATGTAGATACTTCACTGCCATTAGTCTTGATCTCAAACTTGGTTTCTAGGAGAGACTTATTACCATCTGCATCTATCTTATAGGTATTCTCTTGCTTAGGTTCCCAGTTCAGGAAGGTCTGGTCGATATTGTGAGTGTGTTCCTTAACTATATTCTCATTACCTTTTATAGTATGCTCAGCTACTTGTACGTCAGCACAAACCTTGGCGTATGGAGTACCTGGCTTAAAGGAGATGCCAGCTTGTACTAATTGACCACAGTTCTTTAGCCTTGCAATCTCAAAGTCTAGACGCTTATTAGCTAGGATCTGCTGTTGTAAGGCTATCTGTGTATTAAATGCGTTCTTACAACCTTTCTGTAGTTGTCTGTCTAGTGGTATTGATATGGTAGCACTGAGACCTAGGGATACGTTTGTATTATTCTTCTGTCCTGTCCTTGTTGGGACATAATAAAGGACTTCACCTGGATTGTCTGGTACACCATCGTCGTTAGCGTCTATGTTGTTGTAGACAGGATCTTGATAGATCGCCTCGTATGGGTGCGATTGAGATAACGCCCCTGTAACGAAGGGAGTGACGTTAAGGGTTGGTCCTTGACATGATATACCACCACCATATTGGTTGTTAATATATGGACCTTGTAAAACTTGTATTGCCTGGTTGGTGACTGAGCCAGAAGAGTTGGCGATAGGACTAGCGGTAGCCGATACACCACCAACGTCAGTAGCATATGCAGGAGAACATGTTAGTAATGCTACTACTGGGAGAAGATACTTGTTGTATCTGTTACGCTTGTTATGGTGGTTTCTCTTTGGATCACGGTCTGATTCGAGATACCTGGTCCTTGATATGTATTTGTGAGTTGGAAGGCTGCTCCTGGTGTTGTTATGGTGTAGTCTCCCATCGTCGAGAGATCCAGACCATGAGTGGTTTGGGGTGTGGTTCCTGTACTTCCAAGAAGGTCTATGTTCCCCGATGAACTCACTCCATCTGGTAAGATACTGTCGCCATTGTGGGAAACCCCTGTCCCTGTCACTGAATATTGCCATCCTGTATTATAATCAATTGAGTTTATGGTCTCAGTTACGGTAGATGTAGTTTCCGTATGGCTCGTCATCGAGCCCTGAGTAAAATTGGGGACCACTGGCACTGCCATCACTGGGGTACCAAGTGACACGATAGTAAGACTAGCTATAACTACCCGTTTCATTATTATATATCACCCTAATTTATAGTCAATTCTGATACGAATTGTCCCGTAGCTGTTGTGCCCGCCCCTCCAGCTGTGACAGTCATCACACCTGCTGAGGTTATAGTTCCTGCAAGGGTTCCTGCGACACCGCCACTTTGAGTAGTCGTATTACCGAAAGCTGGCATGTCTACAACGACACCACTGGATACGTCAACACCAGTACCGATTGGATTTACAGCGTCACCTGAAACGAAAGTTTCACTAAAGCTGAAAGCTGAGCCTGCAGTATTAATATCGTATGTACCTGCGTCAAGTGTTGCTGCAGCAGTACCGCTTGGTGTTAGTAGTTTACCGAAGTGATCGTCTGATGATGCGACTTTAATGTTGTTACCACTTACACTGTAAGTGCTTCCGATTCTGGTAGCTTGAGTTGCTGCACCGTCAACACTTAACTGAGTTGACGTAGTTAAACGATGGACCAAGTCCGCCTTTGCAGCACCAGTACCTGTGAACAGCATCCCCATACCCAGAAGTAAAATTAATTTCTTCATGTTCTCCGAATGTTATAGGATCCTAAGCCTATTTATCAAAAGAAGATGCTTAAGAGAGTATTAATACGGATACCACTACTGGTGGTATTTTAGAAGCGTGCTATAAATATATGTGGATGCCGAAAGGATCCACAATCAAACAACTCGCTTACAAAGGAGACTATTATGACAAATTTAGCAAGATATCGTGCAGCCGATCTACCTGCCTTGATGGATAAGATCAATAAGTATGGTATAGGACTCGACAGTTACTTCGATCAGTTCTTCAGCTACAATGAGAACAGTAACTATCCACCCTATAACCTAATCCATCTAAGCAATCACGAAAGTAGATTAGAAGTAGCACTAGCAGGATTTAAAAAGGAAGAAGTTAAAGTCTACACAGAGTATGGTAAACTCTATGTGACAGCAGAACTACCAGAAGAAAAGAAAGAAGAAGGTGAATTCATGCATCGTGGTCTTGCTAAGAGACCTTTCACTAGAATGTGGCAGATGTCTGAAGACGTAGAGATCAAACATGTTGACTTTGAGGATGGTCTTCTTAACGTATTGTTAGGAAAGATCGTTCCTGAGCATCATGCTCGTAAAGATTACCTCTAAATAGAGGCAGTTGTAATTCTTCCCTATGGGTAAGGTAATGGGTCACCCTCTATGGATGCTACCAGTCATGATTCTTGGTTTAGTAGCAATGATAGAGGGTCTCCATACAAGTGCACACTTGCACATGAAAATAGATGCTGATGCGTATTGTAGGAACAACGCTGAATGGGTAGAATCACATACGAATGATGATGATTATTGACACCTACACAATATCATGGTAGTATAAACCCTAGCAACTCAAAGAGGTGATAACGAATGAAGGCATCAGATATCGATCTTCAGATCGATCCAACTCCAACAGTCGTACCGACTGATCCGATTACTGGACTACCTACAGGAGATATTAAAATAGAATATCCAGACAACACTGGTACTTTTAATATAGATCTCCCGCCACCATCACATGCTCCTCATCCAGAGGTGATTGCTGCAATCGAGGCAGTCAATACTAAACTGGATCATGCTCTAGAGCATCTTCATAAACTGGATACGAAACTATCTGGACTGAACCTCAAAGTAGTGACAGGATAAAGTGCATATATAATGTACAACCGAAGAGACCCCAGAGGTCTCTTTTTGTTTGGAATAAAATTATGAATGTTTATGTAAATCTCTGTCCTCGATACACTGAGAAGTCAGAAACCCTAACTGTAGATGTCCCACCCGAATATATGGATGAGTTCACACAGATGGTACACATTCTTGCAGATGAAAAGAATATATCTGCACGAAGATCCTTTACTGACTTGGTAAAGACATCGTTTAACACCTTAATGGAGAAAGATTATGAGCGTAAGAGTCGTAAGAATGCAAAACGGAGAGGACGTAATAGCTGACGTTAAGGAGATGCGTAACCAAGATGGTACACCTCTTGCTTACAAATTGGATTTTGCTTATGCACTGTCCTTACAACCTAACAAGACTATGCTCCTAGAAGAAGGAGAGTCCATGGACTTAGATCACTTGGACATTGAGTTCCAAACCTATGTGCCACTTTCTAAACATTCATACATCATGCTCCCGATCCCCTCGGTTGCATTAATATATGAACCACATGACAATCTCCTGTCCAAGTACAATGAACTACTAGAAGAAAATGCTAAAGATACTGATACTACAGTCAAACCCCCTGATACACCTGATAGGGATGATGACGGAGTTGGATGAAGAACCATCCATTTTAATAGAAGGATGCTTCAGTCTCACACCAGAGGGTGAACTGACAAAGTATCCAATGCACACAGATCAACGTGACCTCTTCTTGACAAGTGAGAATGTTTTTACTATAATAGACCCGTCTCCTGAAATAGCGGAGAAGTACAGAGCGATTACTTAATGGGTTTTTATACAGACTGCTTACTTCTTGGTGACGATATCCTTTACCGAGGATATGAGGATGGTGATGCCATTACTTATCGTGAGAAGTGTACACCCACTTTGTATTTTGTACCTCAGGATCAGTCCAAGAAGTCAAAATACAAAACGCTAGACAATAGATATGCTCATCCTAAGAAGTTCGATGGAGCTAGGGATGCTCGTTCCTTCATAGAGAAGTACGAGAACGTGGAAGGTCTAGAGGTGCATGGGTATGACAGGTTTGTATATCAATTCATCGCTGAGAAGTTCCCTGATGAGGTGGACTTCGATATGAATCTCATGAAGATCTTTACGATTGATATTGAGGTTGGATGTGATAATGGATTTCCTTCTGTAGAGGAGTGTCGTGAGGAGGTGCTATGCATCACCATGAAGAATCTCATCACCAAGAAGATTGTTACTTGGGGTACTCGTGAGTTCCAAGGGGAATATGAGTATAGGTTATTTAAGACGGAATCAGAGTTGCTAGAGGACTTCCTTCACTGGTGGGTCTCTGAAACTCCTGATGTCATTACTGGATGGAACTGCAACTTATATGACATACCTTATATTTGTCGCAGGGTCGAGCGTGTATTAGGTGAGAAGTGGAAGAAGTCCCTATCCCCATGGAATAGGGTATTGGATCGTGAGATAGTTATCAGGGGTCGTAAGCAACTTGCATATGATATTGCAGGTGTTACGGTCCTTGACTATCTTGATCTGTATCAGAAGTTTACCTATAGTGCTCAGTCATCCTATCGTTTAGATCACATTGCTAATGTGGAACTGGGTCAACAGAAGTTAGACCACAGTGAGTACGAAAACTTTAAGGCATTCTATACTAATGACTGGCAGAAGTTTGTAGAATATAATATACATGACGTGGAACTTGTTGACCGATTGGAAGGCAAGATGAAACTGATTGAGTTAGCAATCTCCTTAGCGTATGATGCTAAGGTTAACTTGCGTGACGTGTATTCACAGGTTCGTATGTGGGATACATTAATATACAATGATCTTAAGAAA